GGCCCTACTATCAACAAGGAAAGTCCGGGTCCCAAGCGTAAGAAAAATCGTTTTGGTGTTTGACACACAGAGGCAAATAATTTAAAATGCTCCTAAAGGGGCATTTTTTATGATCATAGGAATCACAGGATTTATTGGTTCAGGCAAAGACACTGTGGCCAATTATTTGGTAGCCAAGCATGGCTTTGTTAGAGACAGCTTTGCTGGTACATTAAAAGATGCTGTAGCTCAAGTATTTGGGTGGGATAGGGAACTGTTAGAAGGACTAACACCTGAAGCTAGAGAGTGGCGCGAACAAGTGGATCCTTGGTGGGCCAAGCGTCTTGACATGCCCCGATTAACTCCAAGATACATGCTACAACTTTGGGGCACTGAAGTTTGTCGCGGCGGATTTCATAACGATATTTGGATAGCCAGTTTAGAAAATAGGCTACGTAAAACCACTGAAGACATTGTTATCAGCGATGTGAGATTTCCCAACGAAATAGCTGCAATAAGAAAACACGGTGGCATGTGTGTATGGGTCAAACGTGGTGCATTGCCCAAGTGGTATGATTGTGCTTTACGTGAAAATACTACACACGAAGATCGCCAATGGCTTCTAGAAGATGCCGGGCAGTTGATGCCGCAAAGGTACCCACAAGTACATCACAGTGAATGGGCTTGGATTGGTCAAACGTTCAATTACGAAATAGAAAACAACGGAAGCATTGAAGAACTTTACAGCAAAGTCAATAATCTGCTACTAACGGACTTTCACGCCAAGTAGTTTTGCTGGTATTTAGTTCTATTCTACAGTTAGCGCACACACTACGCAAGTTTATCCAGTTATTGTTTTTTAAATTACCATCTAAATAAAAAACAAATATTTGATTGGCAGTTTTTGCTTTGAAATTGCAACGCTCACAGGTCAGTTTTTTCTTGTATCCGGCTTTAGTCCAAGCCGGCATTTCTTTTACTTGCCTGCCCTTCCTGGCACAACTAGCACAGGTCTTTCTATAATAGGTTTTGCTGCCAAGTTTGTAATTAACTGCTGCAGGATTACCTCTACATTGAGTACAGAGTGGTCTTTGCATAACACTATTTATAGGTAAAACCTTTTAAAGGCACCTCATCAGAGCCGAATTCTATATCCTTTTTATAAATACAAGCAAATGTTTTGTTAAAGGATAAAAACATGGCACTAGTATCCCCAGGTTTAGAAATAACCGTTACCGACGAAAGTCAATATATTCCAGGTGCAGTAGGAACTGTGCCTTTGATTATTTTAGCAACTGCCCAAGATAAGACCAATCCATCGGGTACGTCAGCTACAGACACAACTGCTGCTCGTGCAGGTAAATTACTTACCTATTCCAGTCAGCGTGAATTGATAGCATCAATGGGCTATCCAAGCTTCCAACAAAGCGCAGCAGGCACTCCATTACATGGCGATGAACGCAATGAATATGGTTTGATGACTGCTTATAGCGTGTTGGGTAATGTTAATAGAATCTATGCAATTCGTGCAGATATAGATCTAGATGAACTTGAAGGTACTAGTGTTCGTCCAATTGGTGCAGTAGCAAACAATACACACTGGATGGATTTGACTGAAAGTGTTTGGGGAATAAATGAGTGGGATGCAATCAACAGTCAATTCACCCTTAAAACTCCTTTGCTAGTTACATCTACAGCCAATCAAACTCTCACAAGCGGCATTTACGTACCAAATGACTCAATTGGTCAAATTGGAAGCTATGCAGTTTCTTTTGGCACAGGCAGCAATGCAATTTTATTTTACAAAAATAGAAGCAACAACTGGGTAAGAATTGGTACAGATGCATGGGCACAAAGTTGGCCTACAATTAAAGGTACAGTGACTTTTGCCACATCTAGTACAACTGCTATTCCTGCAAGTAGCCCAGCTGCTGCACTAACAATTAATGGTACCACAGTTACAATTGGTAACACAGGATCAGCAAGAACTATTGCACAGGTAGTTTCTGCAATTAATAGTGCTGCAATTACCGGAGTAACTGCTGCTTATATTGATGGCAGACTAGAATTATATGCTACAGACGCAGCCGAAAGCGATGGTGCTAATGCAGATGGAAAAATTTTAATTTCTAACTCGGCTGGTACTCCAATGGCCAGTTTAGGTTTGGGTTCATCTGGCAGCACTTATTCAAATCCAAAATTGACTTTTGGTACTTTTGCCGAGATTCCAAGTTGGAGAAGCACAGATACCGTCCCTCGTCCTAGTGGCAGTGTGTTTATGAAACTTGGTGCTACAGGAAGCGGAGCTGATGTAGTTATTAAAAGATATAACTCAACCACACAAAGCTTTGCCACATTAGGAACAGAGTTTTACAACAGAGCTGAAGATGCATTGTTTGGATTAGACCCAGCTGGAGGCGGCAATGGTATTGTTGCTGGAACAGTATGGTTAGCGTGGGATCCTCTGCGTGACAATACAAACGCTTTTAAGCCATATCGCAGAAGAGTTACAGGCCAGACAGTTGTAAGTGGAACTGCGATCGCTGCTAATCCGTTCACTGCTAGCGACGAATTAACAATTGGTGTGACAGAAATTGGATCAAACGATATTATTGAATATTCTTTGATTTTGACTGGAACTTCACAAGCAAGTTTTATAGCAGATATTTTGGCTTTAAATATTCCCGAAATCACAGTGAGTGTGGAGAATAACATCATCACATTTACTCACATTTTTGGTGGTGACATTTACTTAACCGACGAAACAGGAACTCCAACTGCTGATGCGGGATTCACAAGTTCTACTACCGGTACTATATTGTATGGTAGCACTTTGGCACTAACAAACTGGGAAGCCTTGACTTATACATACAGCACCACTGAACCATATCGTGCGCCTGCAGATGGAACACTATGGTATTATAGCGATCCTGCTGCTGTTGATATCATGATCAATGATGTAGGCGGATGGAGAGGATACAGAAGTGCCTATTGGTCAGGTAAAACTGATGCGAGAGGATATACCCTGTCCAACACTGATCCAGAAGGTGTAATTATTAGTGCCAGCGAGCCCGAGTTTCAAAGCGATGGTGTAAGCGCATTAGTCGCAGGTGATTTATGGCTGGATAGTGGCGATTTAGAAAACTATCCAGTAATTTATCGTTACGATGGTACTGAATGGGTATTAATTGACAACACTGATCAAATTGGTCAAAACGGCATTGTATTTGCTGATGCACGATGGGATACTGATGGTACCACTGATGTAATCACAGGATCATTACCTGCTATCACAGATTTATTAGCAAGCGATTATCTTGATCAAGACGCTCCTGATTATAGATTATATCCACGTGGAATTTTATTGTTTAACACACGTCGCAGTGGTTACAATGTAAAGCAGTTTGTCAGTAACAAGTTTAATGCAAACGCTTATCCAGATTTACCAGCTGTACCAGGAGCAGGAGGTTCGTTGCCAACTGTCAAAGACACATGGCAGACAGCAAGTGGTTTGAAGGATAATGGAAGTCCTTACATGGGTCGTCAGGCACAAAGACGCATGATTACCGCAGCAATGCAAGCAGCACTAACTGCAAGCACAGAAATTAGAGAAGATCAATTTCAGTTTAATTTAATTGCTGCTCCAGGATATCCTGAACTGATTGACGAAATGATCGCTCTAAACAACGATCGAGCTCAAACAGCTTTTGTTGTTGGTGATACACCAATGCGTTTAGCACCTAATGCGGTAGATATTGTAAATTGGAGCAATAATACCAATGGTGATGGATTGGCTACAGCTTCTCCATACTTGGGTGTCTATTATCCAGCAGGTCAATCCTCAGATTTACAAGGTAATACAATTGTAGTGCCAGCAAGTCACATGGCATTACGAACAATTATCTTCAATGATAATGTAAGTTATCAATGGTTTGCGCCAGCTGGCACACGCCGTGGTCTAGTGGATAATGCCACCAATATTGGATACATTGATAGTGCCACTGGAGAATTTACATTTGACAGTATTAGACCAGGTCTAAGAGATACATTGTACGAAAATAGGATCAATCCAATTACTAATTTGCCAGGTGTTGGCTTGGTAGTGTGGGGTCAGAAAACTAGAAATCCAACTGCAAGTAGTTTGGATCGTATTAATGTTGCACGTTTAGTTAATTATCTACGTACAATTTTGTCCACTACTGGAAACGCATTCTTGTTTGAACCCAATGATAAAATTACTCGTGATCAAATCAAGAATGTTATCAGTGGTGCGATAAATGATTTAGTTTCAAAGCGTGGTATTTACGATTACTTGGTGGTTTGTGATGAATCAAACAACACCCCAACACGTATTGCACGTAATGAACTATATGTGGATATTGCAATCGAACCAATGAAAGATGTTGAATTTATTTACATCCCAATTCGTTTGAAGAACCCAGGTGACATTGCAGCAGGAGTTTAATATGGGTATATATTGGGGTCGAGGCGACCCCAATAGTTTCCAATAAAATTTTGGTAAATACCTATAACAGGAGAATAAAATGGCAATTGCCTCATTAAACAAATTCACAGTTCCTTTAGCAACAAACCAAAGTGCCAGCACTCAAGGTTTGTTAATGCCTAAACTCAAATATCGTTTTCGTGCGGTATTTGAAAATTTTGGTGTAAGCACAGATCGTGTAGAACTCACCAAACAAGTCGATAGTATTAGCCGTCCTAATCTAAACATGAATCCGTTTGCTATTGACGTATATAATTCCAAGGTTAATTTGATTGGAAAACCAACTTGGGAACCAGTATCTGTTACATTGAGAGACGATGCAGGTGGAAATGTAAGTAAATTAGTTGGCGAACAAATTCAGAAACAATTTGATTTTGCAGAACAAAGTTCAGCAGCAGCAGGCATTGATTACAAATTTGTTTTAAGATTTGAAATGCTTGATGGTGGTAATGGTGTGCATACTCCTAATGTTTTAGAAACTTGGGAATTATATGGAGCACTATTGGGCACAGTCAATTATGGTGACATGGGATATGGCGAAAATGCCCCTGCCACAATTGTTCTATCAATTACGTACGATAATGCTGTACAGACACCAACCGGAACAGGCGTTGGCACACTGGTAGGACGTACATTAGGCACTGTTATTACTGGTGTAACCTGATTTTATTCAACTTTTACAGACCCGGTTTCGACCGGGTTTTTTTTTGAAATAAATAATATAAAGTGGAATAATATGCCTAATATTTTTGATGGATTTTTAACACAGATAACAAAAGGTGATAGTGTCAAAGATTTTAGACACGCTAGTCGTTTGTTTGTTGATAACAACTACGAACTAGCGCCAAAATATACTTGGCTTTTTCATGTATTTTTTGATCTCAATCCTGAAATTGCAAATTTGCCAGAACGGCAACAGATTGAAGCCGGAATGCTGGTAAAATCAGCCGATCTTCCAAGATTTAGAATTGAATCAAAAACTTATAACAATTACAATAGACCATATGTAGCTCAAACAAAAGTAAGATATGAAGAACTTAATATTAATTTTCATGATGATACATCTAACTTAATCCGTAAGTTGTGGTTTGATTATTTCAACTATTATTATCGTGATATGGATAATAGTTATGGTGATGCAGATGGTGCATTAAATCAAGTATATATAAGAAGTAATTTACAGGTACTAGGACAAAGGAATTTATACAACAAATTTGGCTACGGTCCAACAAAACAAAGTTATAATTCAAAAAACTACATTAACGCAATAAGAATTTACAGTCTTCATCAAAAAAAGTTTAGCGAATATACAATTCTAAATCCTATAATAACATCATTTAGACATGGCACACATGTGAATGGACAAGATGGCACTTTAGAAAATACAATGACTATTGCCTATGAGAGTGTGCTTTATGCTAGTGGATCAGCTAGCGTGGCCAGAGGTTTTGCTGATTTACACTATGATAAATCTCCTAGTCCGCTAACAGTAGCTGGTGGTGGTACTAACAGTATATTAGGTCCAGGGGGTATTGTTAACGCTCTTGATGATGTCATACGAGATGGTAGCGATCGCAAATGGGGAAGTAGTGCTTTTAAACTATTGCGAGGATTTGAAAAAAATAAGAATACAAACTTTTTAAATTTAGCTCAAGGAGAACTTACTCAATCTCTGACTAACATTTTACGCTCTACAGCGTCTGGTGGTGGTATATCAGGAGGAATAAATGCAGCCTCAAATCAAACTTATTTCCCATATCGGGGAGTAGATTCCGCACCTCCTTTTCAACCTGCTTCACCAATTCAAGGAACAGCAGCCCCTGGAAGTGTATCTAGTAACGGTTTTAATGTCACTGCTGTTGGTGCAACCGTGACCGCTGGTATAGCATCTGCAATTAAAGGTAATCCAATTGCCGCTGTTGGAAGTCAGATATCAGGATTAGCTACCAATCTTACAGGCAGAATAACTGGTGCGGATCCTAATAAGATTGTGAATTTGGCCAAAAATCCAGTAGGGGGATTAACAGGAACAGGGACCAGTTCTTTACCATCCAATTCATTACAGGCAGCAATTGAGAAAGCTAACAATCGTAATAAGTCGTTGGCACTCAATGATGTTGCTAAAACAGCGGCTCAAGTGGCTGGTGCCAGTACGCCTTTACTTACACAATTAAATCCTACTGTAGCTGCATTTACTACTGGTACAAATTTATTAACAACTGCAACTAATGGTCTAGATGTAACCCCATTGAGAAACTTGCAAGTGCCGGCGAATTCACAAGTGGCTGCAGACATTGCTAATTTTAATTTAACAGCAGATGCAGGTTTATCAACAGCTGGTAAAACTTCTACCAATGCTGCCGGTAGTGGATTCGTAAATGGTAATTTTGGAAGTGTTAATACCTAATGATTCAATCTAATAGCAAAATATTTACTACAACTCTATTTGGAGTAGGCACAGATCAAACAAGTGTAGATTTGGTCAATAAAGATTTATCTACACAACAAGAATATGTTGGTTCAAGTTCTTTTTCAAATTTAGGCACTAGATTGCCTCGTGTGCCTTCAAATCAACGTGTGGCCAAGGATAATTAATGAAACCTTTACAAAACATTACATATCCAACTAACCTTACTGGTGTCAATACAAATAATATATCACCACCTGATACTAGGAATTTTTTTAATAACTATTTTAATTTTCCTATAGAAATTAGTTCTAATATTGATGCGGCAATAATTGCTCACTTTGAAGCTGCGGTTGGTAGTAAGGAGTCGGCCAGAGCATTGGCAAGTGCATTAATTTATACAGCTATCAAACAAGGACTCAATCCAATGAATGTTCTTGATGAGTTTAGAAATTATCCTCCCGAACAACTTGATCTTTATGCAGCTTTGTTTTTGAATTTTGAAAGAATAGGAACTAGTTTTTTAGGCTTAAAAACTAGCCCGCAGCAAAACAAGTATGTCAAAAGATCTATACTACCATAATGAAATATGCAAATGGTTTTTATCAGGTTCTCAATCCTGACAAATACATAGGAAAAAAAGTTCCGCATTATAGAAGCAGTTGGGAACACAGTTTTATGAGATTCTGCGATAACAATCCTGCAGTATTACAATGGGCTAGTGAAGCAGTACATGTGCCGTATATGAATCCATTTACACAACGTAATACAATTTATGTTCCTGACTTTTTGATAATCTATCAAAACAAAAATGGTGAGCGTATTGGCGAACTGATCGAAATCAAACCAGGCAAACAAACCACACTAGAAGCTGCTGGTAAAAGTGTGAGAGATCAAGCTGCGGCTGTGCTTAACATGCACAAGTGGGCTGCTGCCAATGCCTGGGCCAAAAATCAAGGCCTGCGTTTCAGGGTAGTAACTGAATCAGATATGTTCCATCAGGGCAAAAAGTCTCGGTAAATACGAGCATGACAAAAAAACTA